TTGCATGTATACATTGTGTTCTGCATCAGTCATGCTATTCACTAATTCTTGTGTAGCATCCATTTGATATGCCTCTCTGTTAGCAGGTGTATCAAAGCCTCTACTGTCAGGAAAACCAATACTGTTCATAACAGGTTGTGCAACATCGTGTAGTCCTGCACCAACTGCGTTAGCTCCTGCCATCATTAATGGGTCTGTGCCACTAGCATTGTTTGTGCTTACCATTGAACGCATGTTAACAGGGTCTAAGTTATCTGTAGTTGTCATAGGATTAGTAGCTGTCTCACCACCCATCAAGCTTTTTAAGAAATTGTTTTCTTTTATTTTTCCTGCAAGAGGAGAGCCACCACCAAGACCATCCATAACCCCAGTCATAGCTCCTTGAAAGCCACCTTTAAGTTTGTCCATGTATTCTTTTAAGGCTAATTCATATTCATTCATAAGATGTCCTTTGTCTAATTTAGCAGTAGTATATCATTGTTTTTATATTATTCCACCAGTTTCTTCGAGTCGTTTCTTCAGCCTGTCCAGTTTTTCACTAGTTATTTTTCCACCAATTGGTTGCATTGTTAGTTTGCGATAATCGTTAGCAGAAATATTATCAAATGTTATTGGTGTTTTTTTATCTGCTTTATTCGTATCAAATAGGTCAAGAATATGTACATTTTCTTTTATTGTTCCTTGTGCTTGACCTCGTAAACCTGTGTTATATGTTCTATGTCCTGAGTAATCAGCTTTAGGGTTTTTCATATCAATTGTTGCTATGTTGCCTAATGTAAGTGGTTCAGCATCTAAAAGTCCTTGTTTAGCATTTGCTATTCGTGCTTGTGTAGCAGATAATGCACCATCTAAATTTGTTCCTTTCAATTTTTGACCACCATTCATTCTGTAGTCTCTGTCAATTAATCTAATAATTTCTTTTCTTAAATCACCACTAACATCTTTACCTAATGGGTCTCTAACATCAACACCACGAAAGTTTTCTCCAATCATTTTGCGTGGAGGTGGTGGCTCACCTTTTTTACCTTTAGGTTGCACAAATGATTCTTTTCTAATTGTATCGTTTAGTTCATCTATTTGTAGTGGACTTAAACGTGATAATGCTGACTGTATCATGGTGTCAGCTATCTGATGACTAAAGTCACCACCTGTCGGTTTCATGTGCATGTTAATAAATATTGGGTCAATGTCATATCGTTCTGCTACTGCATCAGCATTTTTAATTAATTTATCAATTTGACTTTCTTCTGATGCCCACACTAAATTTCTCTTAACACTTTCAGGCAACCACATATAGTCTTCACCTGCTAATAGTTCTACTGGTGACCTTAATGGCACACCATCTACATCAGTTAAAAATCCACCACCACGTGTTAAATCACCTGCACCTACTATAAATGTTTTACCTTCTTGGTCAAAGATTGATAGGTTAGGGGATGTTATTATATCGTCTCTGTCAGGAATACTTCTTATTGTGTGTCCGTATGGGTCTAACAATCCTTGTTCTAATGCATTTGTTTCACTTACTCTTCTATCTCCTTTTGTTCCTGCAAACCCAAGATTTACATTTGTTCCTGTTGGCAGAAGAATGTTACTAGCTTTGCCTATTGGTTCACCTTTATTGCTTACTGGCTTTGAAGTGTTTTCATTAAAGGTAACTAAATTGTATGTTTTGTCAAAATCACTATCACCTTGTTTTAATCTTTCACGTGTATATTCATCTGCATACTTTCGTCCTAATACATTGTTAGCATCTAATCGTTTACTAATAATTTCTTCTACAGCACTTTGTGGTCTATCAAGATTTAGAGCTTCTTTAGGTATACCATTTTCAGCTATTTCTTTTGATACTAGCCATCCATATATACCTGAACCATCTTCAGGGTCAGGCACATCACCACGAGATACAACTTTCATTTCTTCTTTGAGCTTAAATTGTTCAGTCATTACTTGCTCAAGTTGTTTCTCTACTTGCCTAACTTCATTACTGCCTTCACCTAACATATCCATTAATTCTTTCTCAGCATTAAGTTCGTATAGCTTTTCTTCTAGTTGAACACGTTGGTTATGCAATGGCTGATATTTATAAACTAAATCCATGTATGCACCGTTTTCTTTCTTTAGAAAATCTTGCACTTGTTTAGGTTGTTTCCACAATGGCAGTTCGTCATGTAGCATTGTGTCTATTGCTGAGTCAGGAACATATACTCTGTAATCACCAAAGTCAGCATCTTTATATACACCTTGCCAGTCTGCATGTAATTTTTTTATTCTTTCATGTGTCTCAGGCATGTCTTTGTAATTAAGTAGCATGTCAGGCAAGTGCATTTCAGGTGCATCGTGATTCAATGCATCAAGATACATTTCAGCCGCAAGGGTATCGCCTTTATTGTTTGCTTCGTTATAAAGTTTTTGTATTTTAGCTTCGTATTTTAAATCTCGTGGTTGTTGACTTAGTGTCACGTCTCGATTGTCAGCATGGTAAATACCCCAACCATACATTTGTGCACCTTCTCCACTACCCATATATCTTGTTCTAAATCTATCAAATTGAGCAGGAGAGCTGTGATGCATCATTGCATACATACGAGGGTCAAGGTCTATTAATCCACCTGTTGCTTTTTTAATACGTGGAAAAAGTGATTCAGTTGGGTCAGCCATGTTTTGTAATTGCTCAACAAATTTGGCTTGAACAGCAGGATTTGTAACTACATCAGCTACACCTTTAACAGCAAATCCAGTACCAACCATCATTCCTAATACATCAGCAGGATTTCGTATTGCGGCTGTCTTTAAATTTTCCCATGAGCCAAATGTATCTTTGACCATGTGACCAAATTCATTAGCCATTTCTCTTTGTGCTTGACCAACGTCTTCACCAAGTAAACTGCCAACAGGTGTTAAATTAAGCACACCACCTGCTACTAAATTAGACACAGCTTCTGCTGAGACAGCAGGGTTAGTTGCCATTGTTGCTGTGTCTCTATATATTGAACCTACATTTGGTAAGAAATTAACTATAGGGTTTGTACTAGAGCGTTCATCGTTGCCTTCACCCCAACCAAGCATTTGAAAGAATGGACTTTCGGCTCGGCTATCATACAACGCTTTAGCCTCAGCATCTCTTCTTGCTTGTAACTCAGGGTCTACGTCTAGTAAACCACCAAAGAATTCTTTACTGCCTTCCCATATATCAGACAACAAACCACTCATACTACTCCTTGCAAGTTTCTCCTTAATGGTTTATCCCAGTTCTCATTGAAAGGCTTGTAGCCTATTGCAAGATACCTTGTAGCATCCGCCCCATGTGAACTCCAGTCATGCCTTGGTCTCATCCTCCAAGTCTTACCATTATCATCCCACTCTCTGCTATAAGCCTGTAAGGAATCAATAAGTTTCTCACATGATACCTCATCGAAATAGCATTTGTCTAGCATTGTTCTGACTTGTTGTATGCCATCGTCAATTAATAATGATGGTGCTATCTCAATGTTGTTAATGCCTAAGTCTTCAAGCATCTCCATTCTACTCTTACCTGTGCCTAATTCCCTAACTCTAACATCATGTGGTAGAACGTGTTGGTCGTAGACATAACCTTTGTCTTGCAATACCTTAACGTAATGCTCTAGTCCTACACCTGAGCCTTCATAGTAATCAATAATATGTATCTCAGCTCCTATGAATTGTGCAAAGACTATTGATGTGCTGTCACCTATTCCTAAATCCCAACTTGTAACTACACCTTTGGCTCTGTCATATCTAACCTTTGTAATTCTATCTTCATCTTTAGCTCTGCGTAATTCAGCAGAATAATATGCACCCTCTGAGAATATTAAGAAGCCACCTTCCCAAATGTGTTCGTATGACTCAGGACGTTTCTCTTTATCTTCAAGCCTTTGTTCATCGAGAACTGTTGGAAACCATGGATTATCTTGCCATTGCATACTAACTATCTTAGAGTCTGAAGGAAAGCTATCTCTAAACCTTTCATGTGTTGCACTATACTTTGACTCAGGATTCCATGTTATCCATACCTCAGAGTTGAAGCCAATACTTTTATCTTCTTCACGTACTGTAGGCATTAACAAATCCCATGCTCTACCACTAACTGACTCAGCCTCATCAACCCAAGCTATCAAAATACGTGACTGTGACTTGATACTATCTAATGAACGTCTTAAACCTGCAAATGTGTACGTTATATTGCCATCCTTTGACCTGATAAACTTCTCACCTATCTCATAGTAGTCTGCTAACCAATCAACGCTTAAAATGGCAGATTTAATCTCAGCCATTGATGACTCACCTAACGAGTTCATAAACTCACGACCACACAGTATTGTGCCTCTGACACCTGACATGCCCCAACGATAACCAAAGACTGCTGTCATCAATGCAAAACTTCTTGTCTTGCCACTACCACGTCCTCCATAAGCACCACGTATTCGAGCTGTGCCTTCAAAGACAGGGATTAGTTTATCAGGTAATTGTACTTCAGCTACTTGACTCATTCTTGCTAACTAATTGTATGACTGTTGGCTTCATAGATTCATCACTAGATGTTATGTCTTGCTCCATCTTATCGTGGTATCCATGCTTACCTAAAACAAGCTTAGTTATTGCTGAATTAAATGTGTTGTTGAGACCATTGTTTACGAGGGTTTTAGACTGGACTTGCATACATCTGTCTAATATGTACGAAAACTCCTT